TACTAAAGAAGGGAGACAGTTTACCGGTTATGACAACATCTATGATATTGCTCTTCAACAACGTGGCACCAATATCCGTACTGGTGATACTGTTGATGATTTTCGGAAAAAGATACTGCTTAAACAAGACGCCAGTTCAGGCTATACTCGTCGCTCAATCTTTATTGATGGTGATCAGGAAGCTTACAACTGCACAGTCCGTCGTGAAGCTGTCGCTGGTAAACCCCTTACTTACTGTAAGTGGTATGTTTTTGGTGTTGTGTTACAAAACAACATTCCAACAACTGTCCCTTCAGGGTACTGGGTTACTGCCACCGATGATTTAGCTTTGAAACGACACAAGCAGAAAGTTGCCAGTGGTTATCAGGACTTCAAGCTCCTTGTTCCCCTCGGGGAATACAAAGAGACTATGGGTCTTATGAAATCCACACTCGGTATAGCAGGAGATCTTTTGGAGCTCTTGCTGGATTTACGCCGAGGGCGACTGAAGGATGCGGCTAAGATAGCATCTGAAGCGTGGTTGCAGTTTTCTTTTGCAATCTCGCCCACTATTAACGATATCCAACAGTTATGTTCAACCCTTAACGACTATTTAACGTCGCATACTGGGAAAACTATGAACATAAAAGGAGGAGCCGTTTATGAGTGGCATGATGTTGTTGATTTGTCACTGGTGAATAACAGCGTGTCAGTTCCCGGTGGGATCTGGCAGGCTTCACCTTTACAACGACATCATAGATACTTTGTTAGCTATGCCGGCGGATACAATTTTATGATCCGCTCCGCAAATGATTACGGCCTAGGCGCCCGATTAGGGCTAACCTTTGGTGAAATCATTCCAGCAGCGTGGGAATTAACCGCGTTTAGCTGGCTCGCAGATTACTTTCTGACGATGGGAGATTGGTTGCAGGATACATTTACTGCACCGTCTGGCACAGGGTATTATCTAACAAAGAGCACGTATTATGAATGTTTGGCGCGTCAGTCTCATAAACTTGTTATGTCTGATCCGAAGAATATTTCTTCTCCGGACGACAGAAAAGTTCATGAGTTACGCGTTATATCCAAATCATATATACGTAGCGTGCTATCTGGACTACCACATCGTTCTCTGCGTTTCAAAAGCGCTGAGGAGATTAGTAGTAATGCTCTGAACAAGCTCGCAAATCTCGCATCCGTGGGATACTTGCGTGCATTAAAGAACGGTAACCGACAATTCCGTCGGCCCATGTATTAACAAAAAGGAGACCTTCGATGTCTTTCAACCCAAGCTCACCTGTTACGGGCACTGCCCAGACAGGTTTCACCTCTCCCACATATACATTCGTAGCTGATATAGCTCCCGCTCCAAATGGCAAGCAATATGCCATCACTGTTGCTGGGGGTACTCAGGTCGGTGTAGATGTTCATTCCGTGTCTAAACCTTTCACGTTCACGTTCTTCAAACCTGCACAGCTTAAAACACTGCCACAGGCGAATCCGTTGACTGGGGTTATCAAAAATGTTCCGCTTAACACTTATAAACTTGTTACGCGGAAGGGCATGAGTCCCGCTGTCAATCAGAACGCTATTGTCAGTACTATTACGACAATTATCAACGTTCCGGCTGGTTGCGATACTTATGAACCTGAAGATGTTAAAGCTGCTCTCTCTGCTCATATTGGCATACTTAACGCCAATAGCGCAGGGATCGGTGACTCTATTATCTCCGGCATTATTTGAGGATTGTTTTATGCCTACTAAAGACAATACGACTGGCTCTGAGACTGACAAAAATCTCCGTTCAAGAGCTCCACATTTTGGCGATTACGACTACACTCCGTGTAGTAGTAAAGACTGGGATGTTGAACTCTATAGAACGGTAACAGTTTCAGATTCCAGCGGTGCGTGCGCTGCACGCATCGACTTCATCGTTGTCTTACCCACTACTGCCTCTGATGAACTACGGGATTCCATTTCCGCATACATTGAGAACGCAGTAAGTGAGTAGCATAACTTAATCCACCCATTTCATTAGGAGATGTTCTATGAAACGTTTGATTGGTCAAACCACGGGAGTGGTGGGAGATGAACGCTTACGTTCTTTCACCATGACCATTCGCAAGGAACTAGATTACTACCGCTTTAACCACGCTACACCTCCAGAAAAGTCATATGCTCTGGACCGACTTTATGATCGCGCCGCAAAGCGCTGTCTTATAAGTAACGATCTTGAGCAGACTACTCTGGAACAGTTTGTTTTAACCAACCAAACTGCTGGTGGAATTGAGGTGAAGCTTTCCAATGAAATTATATCGGATGCACGTGATTTTATTACACATGCACTCGAGAAATTTACATATTACCAGACTGGTAATGTGCAGGAAGACTTCAACTTAACTTTGTTATTATCTCTTTGGAGATTCGGGCCTGGTTCCTCAAGGGGAACCAGAGCTACTCACTTCGTCGACAAAATTGACTTAGAGAGTGGTACCGTAACAAAGCGTGCCCTCCCATACGCTATTCTATTGCGTAAAGTAGATCCGTGTCTTCACTCCATAGATGGAGATGAAGTTTACAGATTTAGGAAGGTTGAGGGTAGTTCAATAGGTTGCGTCCCCAAAAACGAGGAAGTTCACAGGACCATAGGAACAGAACCACTTTATAATATGGCTTTGCAGCTTGCTGCAGGCGCATATCTAGATGGTGCATTACGTTCCATTGGTTTGGATATTCACGAACAACAAGAAGTAAATAACTTGTTGGCAAGCATTGGCAGTGAGACTCAAGAATTAGCAACTCTTGATTTAAAATCTGCCTCTGACTTGCTATCCATTGCTTTGATAAAAGCCCTGTGGCCCAGTTCTTGGTTTGATTTTATGATGGCTGTTCGCAGTCCGTCCGCTAAGGTTAAACTATTTGGCTGGGTCGAGCTCAACATGATGTCAACTATGGGAAACGGATTTACATTCCCTATGATGACATTAACGTTATTAGCACTAGTATATGCCGTACAAAGCAAACGTATAGGAAAACGTTACTTTGTAGATTTCGACAATACTGGTGTCTACGGTGATGATATTATCATCCCGGTAGAAGACTATGACGCATTGGTTGAGGTTCTCGAACAGGCTGGTTTGGTTGTCAATAAAGACAAATCTTATCGGTCTGGTGCTTTCCGCGAGTCATGTGGAGGCGACTATTACGCCGGTGTCGACGTGACACCGTTCTACGTAACGTCTCTTTTAAATGACGCGGAGGTTTATGTTGCTATTAATCAACTCCTTAAGTGGGTTGGGACCCAAAAAGTTCCATTACCTGAAACCCTTGAGCTTTTGGTTAGTTTCCTTCATAGGCCTAGCACTCCTTTCCTCGTACCTGAATGGTGTGATGCCACTGCTGGCATCAGAACTAGTCAGGTCACATCTCGGTATAAACTACTTTCTATGGTCGAAAATACTAGGCTTGTATCTAAGAAATACGATACTCGCCTGTTATCTTACGTCATTTTAGGTGGTTATGTTACCAGCTGTGGGGGCTCCGATAGAGTAAGATATACCCCTCGCAGGCTCACATCCAAGGATGATGAGCCCGTCGAAGCATATTATACTATCGAAGAAGCCAGGCTGCCGAAGGGCCGTTTGGATGGTCGGGATCCCGTTGTACGGGACCCAGTGTCGCGAATCTATATCGATACCTTTTTGGAGGTTGTCTTAGCAGACCTACGAGCACACCGGGAGGTGGTTCCGTAGAGAG